ACTTTAACCTTCTTGGTTGATTCTTTAATAGTCATACTTTTATTATTTGTTAATTCTAGATTATTTGAATCTTTCTCTACACCATCTATATTTTTAATCTCTACATATTTCTTTTCTATAATCTTACTAATAATAGATGCATAAGTTGAAGGTCTTCCAATTCCATTTTTCTCTAGAAACTTAATAAGCCCAGCTTCATTATATCTCAAAGGTAGTTTAGTATATTCTTCAGCTACTTTAATCTTATTCATATCAATCGTATCCTTTTCTTTAATCTCTATTTTACCTTTAACAGTTTCATCCTCTTCACTACTGTTATCATATAATTTTAAAAACCCATCAAATTCTATATTTTCTAAAGTAGATATAAAATTATATTGCTTTTTCTTAAATTCAAGTAAAGATACTTTATTCTTTTGAGCATCAATTGAAATAGTTTGAACATTCACTTTTGCATTAGACATTTGACTAGCAACGGTTCTTTTCCAAATTAGTTGATATACCTTGTGTAAATCACCTTCTATTCCTTCAGGGTCAGATTTATCAATTGTAGTTGGACGAATTGCTTCGTGAGCTTCTTGAGCACCTTTACTCTTGGATGAATACGTTTTAGTATCAGAATACTCTTTTCCATATTCTTTCTCAATATACTTTTTACAAGCTTTCAAAGCATCTTCAGATAAATTAGTTGAATCAGTTCTCATATAAGTAATTAATCCAGCTTCATATAACTTTTGAGCAGCGTCCATAGTTCTTTTAACTGCAAATCCCAATTTAGTTGAAGCATCTTGTTGTAGTGTAGATGTAATAAAAGGCGCAGAAGGTTTTCTGGTTGATTGTTTATTTTCAACAGTTATAACTTTAAAAATAGTTTCTTTATCAATAGTTTTCAAAAAACTTTTAGAGTCTTCAATAGTTTTGAATTGATAATTTAAAACCCCATTAAACTTTGTATCCTTTATAGAAAAGTCAGCAGTAGTTTTTAGAAATGGTTCAGAAATAGCATCAGCAATTTCTTTTTCTTTATCAACTAAAATTCTAATAACTACAGATTGAACTCTTCCTGCACTATCGCCGACTTTATAATTCCATAAAATAGGACTAATTTTGTAACCCATTAATCTATCCAACAAACGTCTGGCTTGTTGTGCTTCAACTAAATCTTCATTAATTTGTCTGGGTGTAGTTAGAGCATCTGTTATTGCTTTTTTAGTAATCTCGTGAAAAACAATTCTTTTGGGGTCTTTTAGTTTTAAAACTGTTCTAAGACTTCCTGCTATAGCTTCTCCTTCTCTATCTTCGTCAGAAGCTAAGATAACTTCTTTACATTTAGCAGCTAAATCTTTCAAGTCTTTTACTACATTCTTTTTATCAGGAGAAATTATATAATTAGGTTTAAAGTTATTTTCAATATCAATTGACATTGTCTTTTTATCTAAATCTTGAACATGACCAATTGATGCTTTGACAATATATTCACTTCCTAAGTATTCATTAATCTTTTTAATTTTACCAGGAGATTCTACAATTACTAGAGTTTTTGACATTTATTAATTAATTTAATAATATAATTTATTATTAACTCAATTTTTATTTTAATTTTAGTACCATCTAATATAAGTTTGATTTATAATAAATTCCTTATAATTTTAATGAATTTAGTATATATATGTGTTTTTCTTAATAAAGATCAATTAGAATTTCTAAGATTGTTTTTATTTAGTATAATTTTATATTCTAATATGGAATTATTTGACCTAGTCGTTATTACTACTGAAGATTTTGTAAAAGATATAGAAAATTTATCTAATTTATTAAATATAAAATTAAATATACTATTAACTTCTTATAAGGATACACCTGAAAAAGCAATGATGGATAGATTTAAAATCTTTGAATATCCAGATATAGATAAATATAGTAAACTTTTATATTTAGATACAGATATCCTTTTTCAAGAAAAATTAGAAATTCTTTTTAATCTTGAAATAGAAGATAAAATTTATGGTGTTATTGAAAACGATATGAAAATAGAATCAGTAACTCACGGAGGTGTATTGTTTGATTTTACAAAAGTTAATAAAAATATACCAGGTGTTAATGCAGGAGCTCTTTTATTTAAAAATAGCGATGTAATAAAATCTTTATTTATTGATATTTTTAAAAAAAGAGAAGAATTAATTAGAAATAATATAACTTATGGAATAAATGATCAATGTCTATTAAATTACTTTTGTGTAACAAATAATTTATTTGGGAATAATATTCTAAGTAATTATATTCATTTACCACGTGCAATAGATTATCCAATGTCTCCATTAAATAATACTAATATTATTATGAACCATTTTTATGGAGGAGGAGGAAAATTAAAAAAAATAGATAGATTGAGATATCATATGTTTCATCTTTTGGAAATATTTAAAAATAAAAAATATACTATGAAATTAAGAAAAATTAAATTTAATAATGATTATATTTACATTGATAAATTAACTTTTAATAAATCAGGTATAGATTATACTACTGTATTTAATAAAGATAACACAAAAATTTGTTGTATGAATAATATTTCATTAGAAATTACTTCTCATTCTTGTATAGAAAATAAAAATCTTGTATATTTCTGTATTATAAATAAAGAATATTTAAATTTATTTAGATATTCATTAATTTCTTTGAAAATATTTTCTGAATTAGAATCAATTAATTTATTAGTTTTAACTACAAAAGACTTGATTGAAGATATTAAAAATCTAGGAAAAGAATTATGTATTAATATCAACACAAAAATATCTGATTCTTATTTACAAATTTTTAATTATGAAAATATAGATGATTATAATAAAATATTATATTTAGCACCAGACATTATTATAGAAGGAAACTTAATAAAATTATTTGATTATTTAGAAGAAGATAAATTATATAAAAATAAAGGAGATACTGGTGTTTTATTATTTAAAAACTCATCACAAAAACATCAAATATTTTCATCTAATCTAACAAAAGATCTATCTGATTATGTTTATTCAGTCACATATAACTTGAATCCTGGGAAACATATTATAGCTCATTTTGTATGGCCTATTGAAAATATAAAATTTAAAATGGATAGGATGAAAAATTATTTAATGAGTTTAATTAACTAAATTTATATATATTAAATTAATATGAATTTAATATATGCTTGTGTATTTTTAAATAAAGATCAATTAGAATTGTTAAAGTTATTTTTATTTAGTATTAAACTATATTCTAATATAGAAGAAATTTTTATTTTAACCAGTCCAGATTTTGTAGACGATTTAGAAAAAATATCAATAGAATTTGATATTTTAATTAAAATGATGTTAACTAGTTGTAATACTGTAGAAGATTCAATGGTAAATAGATATAAAATATTTAATTATCCTGAAATTGACAAGTATTCAAAAATACTATATTTAGATTTGGATATTATAATGCAAAAAAATCTTGAATCATTATTTAATCTTGAACTAGAAGATAAAATTTATGCAGTGCCTCAACCAAATACTAAAATTGAATCACCTCATTTTGGAGCTCAATTATTTGATTTTACAAAGATAGATAAAAATAATATAGGAATCAATGGAGGTGTTCTTTTATTTAAAAATACTAATACGATGCGGTCTTTGTTTACTACAATTTTAAATCATCGAGATGAATTAACTAGTAAAAATATTAAATTATTAATTATGGATCAATGTCTTTTAAATTATCATGGTTATACAAAAAATTTATTAGGTCCTAATATTCTTTCAAAATATATTCATTTATCTGATCCATTAGAATATCCAGTATCACCAATAAACAATAATGATTTAATAATGAATCATTTTTATGATAAAGGAAGATTACCAAAAATTCAAAGATTAAAATATCATCTAATGCATCTTTTAGAAATATTAAAAGATAAACAACCAAATAATAATTTAGAAAAACATATTGTTTTAAAACAGTTTAAATGGAATGGAGGTAATTTAGTTTTTGACCACGAAGGTATTTTAAGAACCAGTTGGGGATTAGGTAGACATAAAATGATTAGTGATTATATTGGAATAGCTAGCTGGTCTGGAATAAATCATACAATAATATTTAATAAACTTTATAATAAATTTTTATCAATTAATAATAACACTGGTGAATTTAATGTTCATAATCAAAATACTATTTTAAAAGATTCTATACCAGATTCTCCTCAATTAAATAAATCACTTGTATATTTCTGTGTTTTTCATCAACAAGGGTATGCAGATTTACTTGAATATTTATTAAAATCATTAAAACTATTTTCAAATTATCATTCTATTGATTTATTAGTATTTACATCTGAAAATTTAGTTAATTATATTCAAAAAATAGCAGATAATCTAAATTTAAAAATAAATATAAAGCTATTTGATTTTAAAACAATGCACGAGGCAGGATGTGCTCGTTTACATATTTTTAAATATGAAAATATAGACGAATATAGTAATATATTATATTTAGATACTGATATTATTATACAAGGCGACTTAATAAAATTATTTGATAGTTTAAAAGAAGATAAATTATATGCTAAAAACGAATATGATATTCATGGTTCTGGCCACGGTGGTTTATTTTTTAATTTTAATGATTGGAATCCAAGACAACCATCTTTAAATTCTGGTGTATTATTATTTAAAAATTCAATTAATATGCGTAAATTATTTAATACTATTAATACTCATATTGCTACTTTAAAAACAAAAGATACATTAATACCAGAATGTATGGACCAATCTTTTATTGCTTATCATTCTATTAAAAATAATATGTGTAATTTAGAATCCTTATCTGATTATGTATATTTAGCAGAAAAAACATTGCCTGATGAATCTAGTAATGTTATTATAACACATTTTACTTGGCCTATTGGTAATTACGGGCATAAATTAGAGCGTATGAAAAATTATTTTAATAAAATATCAAATAAATTAACTGAATTATGTTTATTAGGGGAAAAATATTGTGTAGATAAAAGTCCAGTTTTTAGAAGACACACTTATACACCTCAATATCATAAGTTATTTTCTAATATGAAAAATCAAGTCAAATTATTATTAGAGATAGGTATAGGAAATATTCCATTAATGAAAAGTTTAACCAATAATGATTATAGACCAGGTGCTAGTTTAAAAATGTGGCGTGATTATTTTAGTATTAATAATACTCAAATTATTGGTTGTGATATTTTAGAAGATGTTTTATTTACTGATGAAAGAATTACTACATTTCAAGTTGACCAAAATAATGTAGAATCATTAAATTTATTAATTACAAAAGTCAAAAAGATAGAAGAATACGCTGATATTATTATTGATGATG